ACGCTTACATGCAGGTAAAAGAGCAAGTACAGTGTTTCAGGACACGTTGAAAGATGAGAGACGACCTTTGGACAGAGTTGCTGTTGGAAAAACGAGATTGTTCGCGGCTGGAGAAATGGTATTCTGCTTGATCTTTAGGCAATATTTCGCTGGATTCAATGCGCATATCATGAGAAATTGTGTAGCGTCAGAGAGTACAGTAGGAATTAATGTCTTTGGAGAGATGTGGAGTACGTTGGCTGATACGTTGAGAGAAATGGGACCGCACGTTGTCGCTGGGGATTTTTCGAATTATGATGGAACCTTGTGTTCTGCTATTCTTTGGGAAGTTCTTGATGTCGTGGAGCGGTTTTATGAAAAATCGACGGAAGAGGATCGGAAAATCAGAAGAGGATTGTGGTGCGAATTGGTGAACAGTGTGCATGCGACCGTACCGTTTGATGGAACTGCGTTTGGCAAAATTGCGTACTTGTACCAATGGAGTCATTCACAACCGAGTGGAAATCCGATGACCGTGATTCTGAATTCTGTGTACCACAGCATTGCGACTCGCTATGTGTTCAAATTGTGCGCGCGGAAATATAGTCCTGAACAAGTCAGTCTTGACAATTGGGATAAATACGTGCGACATGTGAACTATGGTGATGACGATGTGACAAATATTCACCCGAGTATTATTGAGTGGTTTAATCAGTTGACGATGACCGAAGCGTTTTTGGAACTTGGAATGGTGTATACGGACGAAGCAAAATCTGGAGATCTGGTGAAATCAAGAAAATTGCAGGATGTGTCTTTTCTGAAGAGAAAGTTTCGATGGGATACTGAGCAAGGTCGATGGAGATGCCCGCACTCTATTGACGTGATTCTGGAGATGGCGATGTGGGTGAAACGAGGAGTCAACCATTACGAGCTGACAGCCGAAGTGCTGGAAGAAGCCGTACATGAACTCGCTCAGCATGGAAGAGAAGTGTTTGAGGAACATATCACGAAGTTCTATGAAGCCCGTCAAAAGGTTATTCAATATTGGAACAAGTGTACGTTTCTTACATACGATGAGTATGCTGAGGTTGACATGGCACGCCTGGGGTGGGTAATTGATTCAGATGTGCGAGCGTTGAGAGAGGTCGAAAGACTTTTCTCATAATTACCAAAACAACTTAAATCCGTGTGATCGGGGTTGGGAACAGATGACGGAAACGTTCCCAGCGACTGCTGCGGTTGGTGTGAGCTTCAG